CGCCTCAACACCTCCGAGCTCATGCTGCGCAAGGAGATCGGCGCTGAAGCGGTGTCCGCGCTGGTCGCCGACTTCAAGCAAGCCGCGGCGCAGAACCCGATGCTGGAACGCCAACTGCAGCAGCAGGTGCATCCCTACGAGTGGGTGCGCCAGCAGGTCGAGATGATCCGGCTGCACCGGGACGTCGGTGACGATCCCGCCGCCTATCGCGCCCGCGTCATCGCCGAGGAACGCGCCAAGTGGGAGGCCGAGGCACAGGGCAGCGCACCGCCCCGCGTGTCGCCCGCCGCAGGCCTGCCGCCGTCGCTCGCCAACGCGCGCAGCGTCGCGGGACGCGCCACTAGCACCTTCACCGGGCCGCCCACCATGGACGCGATCCTGGCGGGGGCGGGAGGGCGCCGCAACGGCGCCGCGCGATAACCAATAGCCGTGCCGCGCCGACCCAGCCGCCGTGGGCAAATCGGGCGTTAGGAGCCGTCGCCGGGCTTACCAAAATCGGGCGTTAGAGCTGCCGCCGAGCTTACCAAATCGGGCGTTCCTGCCGCCGAGGTCACGGGCGTTGCCGACCACACCAATCCGCAACTTCCAACAACCTCAGCGACAGGAGCATCCGCAATGGCGGACATGAATGTCACCCCGGCAAGAGCCGGCTTAACGCCCCTTCAATGGGACAGCGACTTCTTCATGGAATACGTCCGGCGCAATCAATTTGCGAGATACATGGGGACGCAGATGTCCTCCATGATCCAGGTCCGCGAGGATCTGACACGCAAGCCCGGCGATACCGTCGTGTTCCCAGCCGTGCGCCGCCTGGTGGGCGCGGGAGTTACCGGAAACACCATTTTGGAGGGCAATGAGGAAATCCTCAACGCCCGGTCTTTGAACCTGACCGTCGGCGTGATCCGGCACGCGGTCGCGGTGAGCGACTGGGACGAGCAGAAATCCATCGTGGACCTGCGTGACGCGGCGCGCGAGGCGCTGCTGACGTGGGAATTGGAGAAGATGCGGAACGACCTCATCTCGTCGTTCGGCTCGATGACCGCGGACGGTTCCGTGCAGGTGAGCTACGGCGCGGCGACCGCCGCCCAGCGCAACACCTGGATGGTCAACAACGCCGACCGCGTCTTGTTCGGCAACACCAAGGGCAATGCGTCGTCGGGCATCATGTCGACCGCGCTCGCCACCATCACCGTCGCCACCGGCTCCATGACCGCCGCCACCGTCACTTTGGCAAAGCGTATCGCACGCACCGCCAATCCACGCATCCGGCCGATCACGGTGAACAATGACGAGGAATGGTTCGTCCTGTTTGTGCCGTCGTTCGCGTTCCGGGATCTGATGAAGGATCCAGTGATCACCAACGCGCTGCAATATGCGTGGAACCGCGGCTCCGACAATCCGCTGTTCACCGCCGGCGATATCCTGTTCGATGGCGTGATCATCAGGGAAATCCCGGAGCTATCGACCATCACCGGCTCAGGCGGTGGCGGCATCGACGTCGCCGCGGCGTTCCTGTGCGGCGCGCAGGCGCTCGGCGTGGCGTGGGCACAGCGCATGAAGTCAACGACGAACACACGCGATTACGGCTTCATGCATGGCGTTGGCGTGCAGGAAATCCGCGGCATCGGCAAGCTGCGGTTCGGCACCGATCCCACGGTCGACACCACCAAGCCGGTCGATAACGGCATGGTCACCGTCTACGTATCCAACACCGCCGACGCGTAACCGCACGCATAGTTCGGGCCGGTGCGGTGCCTTAACACCAGCCCGGCCCTGGCCACGCATCGAGAGGAGACTCGATCCATGGTTGCCGCGGATGCTACCTCAAATGGAGACCAGATCAATGTCGCACTCAGACACCAAGAACAACACCGACACCAAGAGCAACCCCGCGCCGGCAGCAACACCACCGCCCAAGGCCGACCCAAAGGCAGAGGCCGCCGCCAAGGAGGCACAGGCCGCCGGCTCGATCGGCGCGCAGGTGATCTTGGACTTCAACGGCGATGGCTCGCTCGGCGCACGCGGCGGCGCATCGGCGATCATGGGCGAGAACGTCGCCGCCCGCGACGCGCACCTGGTGGCGCTTGGGCTGGATCCCGTGGCGCCGTCCGGGCCGCCGCCGTCGTTGGAGCAGCGCAAGGCGCAGGCCGCGGCAGCGGAGGCCTACGCCAAGTCAGTAGAGTCCATGCACGCCACGCCGGGCTCCGGTGCGGCGTCGCGCGTCTCCAGCCTCGCCGCCGGCCTCATTACCGAGCCGGCCGACGTGCCGATCGCGCCGCCGCCAGAGGCACAGGCCGCGCGTAAGTAGATGTCGGGTTCGTCCAACAGCGTGCCGGGGCTGGTCAACCAACTCCTGCCGCAGCAGGCACCGCAAGCGAGCTATCTCGGCCCCACCAGCCGCTCGCCGATCGACCCGTCCTACACCATGGGCGATGTCTACCAGGTGCCGAATTTCAACCCGCCGGGAACCTATACCGGCGCAATCCCGACCCAATCGCAGAGCTACGGGCCGACCACGCTGCAACTGCCGCACGATTACTACAACGCGGTCGGCCTGCTGAAGCAGAGCGGGCAATACACCCCGCAAATGGATCAGTGGCTGCAAGCGATGTATCTACAAAGACAGGGGCGCGCGTAAGTGAGCGGAACCACCATCTCCGACCTCGGCGAGCGGGCGTTGCGGCGCATCGGCGTCGCCATCGTCCCGTTCGCCGACCGGCCACCGCTCAACGCGATGGTCACCCCGGCCAGCGTCGCCACCGCGGCGCTGTTCGAGCTTGGCGTGATCGCCAGCTTCGACTCGCCGCCGCTGATCGTGGCCGTCACCCCGGACAGTGTTGCCACCGCAGCACTGGTCGAGCTCGGCGTGATCGCCGCCGACGAAATCCCGGCGCCGGCGGACCAGGCGCTGGCCATGGCCAAGGTGGCCGCGGTGCAGGCCAGCCTGGCAGCGCAGACGCTGGTGTCGTGGGATCCCACCATCATCCCAACCGCCGCCGTCGAGGAATATACCAAGATGACGGCCTCGATGATGGCGTCGAGCTTCGGCAAATCCGCCGACCTGCAAATCTACGCCGAGCTCGAGGCGCGGGTGCGCCACGTCTCACTGGTGTTCGCGGCACCCGAGATCGCCACCAAGGCAGTGCAGGCGGTGCAAGACAGCCTTACGGCGCAGGCGCTGGTTTGGTGGGATAATACCGGCATTCCGAGCGCGGTCGCCGAAGAATACACCAAACTGGCGGCACTCCAGATGGCACCGACGTTCGGCAAAGCCGCGGATCCGCAACTCTACGCGGCGCTGGAGGCGCGCGTCCGCCACGTGGCGCTGGTGCTGTCGGCGCCCGACCTCGCTACCGCGGCAGTGCAGGCGGTGCATGACGACCTGACAGCGCGCGGCCGGGTGCGCTGGTCGGTGTTCGACATTCCGCCCGCGGCGGTGGATCCGTATGTCGCCCTCGCAGCGGCGGCGCTGGCACCGCGGTTCGAGCAGCAGTTCCCGCCCGATGCGGTCATCGCCGCGACGCGGAGCCTGGCGCAAATCATCGCGCTGCCGACGTCCGGCGAGCGGGTGCAGGCGGAGTATTTCTAGCGATGGTGCATCTGCATTATGCCGGCTACCCGGCGCCGATCGAGGTGCCGGTGGTAGGGCCGCCAGGACCACCCGGGCCAGCGGGGCCACAGGGGCCGCCAGGGCTGCAAGGCACGCCCGGCACGCCAGGAGGACCGCCAGGACCGACCGGGCCGGCTGGGCCGGCCGGCAGTGCCGGCGACATCGGGCGCAACTACCTGGACAACCCGCTGCTGGTCATTGCCCAGCGCGGCGCCGGGCCGTTCACCGCCTCCGGCTACACGCTCGATCGCTGGTTGCTCAACGCCAGCCTCGATACCGTCAGCATCACCCAGACGGCGATCGCCGATGCTGGCCGCACCGTGATCGGCGACGAGGAAGCGGCAGTCGCGCTGCTCAACACCTTCGCCGGCAACGCCGGGGCCGGGGCTATAACGCTGGTATCGCAGCGGGTTGAGAACGTGCGGCGGCTGGCCGGTAAGTCAGTCACGCTGTCGTTCTGGGCGCAGGCGCAGACCGTAGGGCTTAAGCTGGGCGCCAATATCACCCAGAATTTCGGCACCGGCGGCTCGCCGAGTCCATCAGTGACCGCGCTGTCGACCGGCGCCCAGGTTGTGCTGACAACCAGTTGGGCGCGCTACACCGTCACCATCGCGATACCGTCAGCCGCCGGCAAGACGTTCGGCACCAACGGCGACCATTTCACCGGCATCCAAATCTACTTCAGCTCAGGCGCCACCAACAACGCCGTCGCCGGCAATATCGGCGTGCAGGCGGGGACGATCTCGCTGTGGGGCCTGCAACTCGAGATCGGCAGCGCCGCAACGCCGCTGGAAAAGCGCGCGCCAACCGACGACCTGCGCCGCTGCCAGCGGCATTACCAGACCAGTCAATTGATCCAGGGCGGCTATGGGTCGGCCGGGGTCGCGGCTTACTTCAGCAGCAATCTGCCGGTGACCATGCGGGGCAGCGCGCCAGTCGTGACGCCGGCCGTGGTGGGCCTGACCAACTGCGGCACGCTCACCGCCGGCAGCTACGGCACCAGCGCGGTATGGCTCAGCGCCGTGGTCACGGCCACCGGCTCGTTCGCGGCCAACGCCAGCTACACAGTGTCAGCGGAATTATAGATGGTTCCACGCCTGCCCATTGCAGATGCGCCAGACTGTCTGCTGCGACACGCCGAAGTCTTTGGCTATAGCCGGCGTGGAGGCTCCAGCCGCCCTGCGCGAACGAATTACGGGAATGTCGGCTTCAGTCAATCTAGATGCCTTATGTTCGCTTCCGCGCTTTCTTTTCTCAGGATGTTTGCGCGAGCCGTTAGCATCGCCTCGCGCAAGACGTTCAGGAAGCCGTCTGGATGGATTGGCGTCACCAGACAGGAGCCGTCCTTTAGTCGCAGCGTCTCTGATATTATCCCCTGGCGTGCCAAGCCTGAGATGAGCGGGATTGCAGCACGAAGGATTGTCACAGCGGTGAAGAACGCAGACGCTTTCTGGTCGCAGCTTGGTTTCATCGGCAAGCGTCACGCCAGTTGCGAGTTGATAGGCTATCCTATGGGCGAGACGGACTTTGCCAGCCCATTGAATCTGGCCATACCCATCGCCGCGCGCGCCGATAAATGGCCAGCAAGCGTCACGGTCACCCACTGAAACCCGCCGCCAGAAGTCTTCTTCGGTCATTCCGATGTTTTAGCGGTCTGGCTAGGGATGATCAACCTTCGGCTTTAGCCCTGCCAAATCGCGCAGTTGTAAGGACCTCCAATGCCGGACTCAGGACCGCTGGTCTTCGGCCCACCGCTCACCGAGGTATGGAATGTCCACGACTTCGGCGCCAAGGGCGACGGTATCGCCGACGATACCGCAGCCATCAACGCGGCGCTGGCGGCATCGCCGTGTGGGCCGGTGTTCTTCCCGCCGGGCACCTACAACACCACTGGCGGTCACCATATCGCCTGCAACGGCCAGGTGATCTGGGGCGCCGGACCAGGCGCTTCCATCATCAACTGCACCAACACCACCGCGCCGGTGTTCATCGTCAATGGCTTCCTGTCATGGACCGGGTTCCGTGAAATCGGCATCTGGCGCCTCGGCGGGTTCTGGTCCGGCACCGGCGGCGCCGCCGCGGTCGCAGGCGGCGATGGCATCGTTTACAACAATTCCGCGAGCGCCGCGCTGATCCAGAATGTGGTGCTGAACAACCACTATGTCGGGCTGCGGCTCGGCCACACCGATCTCTCGCACGTCGATCACGTTTGGATCGAATGCTGCTCGAGCCATGGCGTGCTGTTCGACAACACGCCGACCGGCTCGACGTTCCAATGGCACCTGAACAACATGATCGTGGCCCAGTGCGATGGCCACGGCGTTGCGGTGGTCGCAGCGCCAGGCAATGGCGCATGCACCATGGGCGAATGGAACAATGTCTCGACGTATGCCAACAGCGGCTATGGCGCCGGGGTGTTCGGGGCCGCCGCCACCCCGGTCAGCGGCGTGCGGATTACCGGCGGCTTCATCGGCGCCGACGGGGCCGGCGAGCTCTATCTCGATACCTACAGCGGCGACCATAAGATCAACGGCCTCTACACCGAACTGACCGGCGGCGGCGCCACCGGTCGTAGCCTGTCGACGCCGGCGAGCCACCATGGGAACGGCATCTCCATCACGGCGAACAACAACGACACCACGCTCAACGGCGTGTTCGCGATGGACCATTCCGGGTTCGGCTTCCTGAGCCTCGGCGCCGAGACCCTGATGGCCGGGTGCCGCGCGATGCACAACGGCCTGGCGCTGGGCACCGATCGCAGCGGGGTGGCGCATGCCGGCGGGGTGCTGATGATGAGCGGCTGCCGCAGCGGCGCGCTGGCGGCCGGCGGTCCCCAACTCTACGGCGTCTCCTCGTGGGACGGGTCCAAGCTGGGCGTGGTCGGCTGCGACCTGCGCGGCAATACCACCGCGCCGCTGTACTATTC